AGCAACACATATCAAAAAAGTATTTTGTAATGCTCCATATTAATTTAGGAGAATGTTTGAAACCAATATATACATATTTGTGATACATATTTGTAATAAATATTTAAACGCCAAGACCTCGTTCAACACGCATCCAAGCACTTGTATTCCCCGTTTCTAATGTAGCACCTACACCAAGCGTATTACCATAAACGCAAAAATAACCATATGTTCCTGCTGTAAGTATTTTAAAATACATAGACCCACTTACACCCTGCGGATGTGTAGTATCAACTGCCGAAGAGACGAAATAACTTGAATTAACCACAGGATTCCCAGCAAAAGTTAAAAAACCTGATGTTGTAATTAAAGATGGAGCAGCACCTGCTGTTTGAACAAAATCAACAGAAGAACCAATAGAAACCCAATCACCAACTTGTAATGGTTGATTAAATACACCATTTAATAAGGCAGTTTCAACACCAACGACAGGAGTCTGGGCATCTGTATTCGCAGCGTCAATTTCTATTGTTCCAAATGGAGGAGTCCAAGACAACGCCCCACCAGCAGTAGAAGAAAGTAAATAACCACTCGCAGCAGGAAGACCAACATCAAGAGAAACAACAGGAGCAGTTGGTATAGCACTATTTACCGCTATGAAATCACCAGCAGTTATATTATTAACTTGACCTCCAGCATCATCAGGAATCCAAGACAACGCACCAGCAGTAGTAGAAGATAAAACATAACCACTCACAGCAGGAAGACCAACATCAAGAGCAACAACAGGGTTAATAGCAGTTCCACTTACCGCCAAAAAATCACCTGCGGCAACACTCTCTACCGCACCACCAGTCCCATCAGGAATCCACGAAAGCACACCAGCAGTAGTAGAAGAAAGAACATAACCACTCACAGCAGGAAGAGCGACATCTAAAGCAACAATAGGGTCAGTAGCAGTTCCGCTTACTGCTACAAAATCACCTGCGGCAACACTATCAACTTGTCCTCCAGCATCAGCAACCCAAGACAAAGTCCCAGCAGTAGTAGAAGATAGAATATGTCCATTTACAGCAGGAAGACCAACATTAAGAGCAACAACAGGATTAATAGCAGTTCCACTTACCGCCAAATAATCACCTGCGGCAACACTCTCCACCGCTCCACCAGTCCCATCAGGAATCCACGAAAGCACACCAGCAGTAGTAGAAGAAAGAACATAACCACTCACAGCAGGAAGAGCAACATCTAAAGCAACAATAGGGTCAGTAGCAGTTCCGCTTACTACAACAAATTCACCTGCCCCAACACTATCAACTTGTCCGCCACTAACATCAGTTCCCCATTCAAGAGCAGTAGCAGATGAACCTTTCACTACACTATTAGAAGCAGACCAAGTTCCAGCAATAGGAAGAGAAACAATTGTTCCAGTTAAATCAAGCGGAGCATCAAAAGATAATACAACACCACTCGCATCAGTTCCCCATTCAAGAGCAGTAGCAGATGAACCTTTCACAACATTATTTTGAGCAGACCAAGTTCCAGCAATAGGAAGAGAAACAATTGTTCCAGTTAAATCAAGCGGGGCATCAAAAGATAATACAGAACCACTCGCATCAGTTCCCCATTCAAGAGCAGTAGCAGATGAACCTTTCACAACATTATTTTGAGCAGACCAAGTTCCAGCAATAGGAAGAGAAACAATTGTTCCAGTTAAATCAAGCGGAGCATCAAAAGATAATACAGAACCACTCGCATCACTACCCCACACAAGAGCAGTAGCAGATGAACCTTTCACAACATTATTAGAAGCAGAGTAAGTCCCAGCAATAGGTAAAGAAATTGTTGCTACACCATCTACAACAGCAACATCAATAGGAGCGTCGCCAACAACATCTGCGATATTACCTGCTTGGATTTGTAAAATTTCTCCCAATTTGGTAAGAATCACATCATTAGAACACAAAGACGAAATACTCATTTTATAATATAGTGTAAGAAAATAATATATTATAAAACCCCTAAATATTTATTTATTTATTTATTGATAGAAAGCAATTTGTTTTGATGGGCGAGGATTTGCTCCAAAAAGACGAGTTCCTCTATCGCCTGTATTAGGACCATAACCTTTACCAATTAATTGTTTTCCTGCTTCCACAGCACCTTTAACACCTTTATAAAATTCTTCTCCCTCCTTCACCTTATCCTTTGCGAAATTGAAAGCACGAGTTCCGAAATTATACGCTTTCTTAAACCAATCGCCTACACCTCCTCCCATTAGAAAACTATTAGCATACGCAGACCGCATATAAGTTTTGTATGAAACAGGAGCAAGAGATTTAACTTGATTAATCACATCAGGAGGAGTAGTGAGTAAATAGTTGCGATATTGCGAACCCACACGCTCTAACACAGCAGAGTTAATACCAACAACATATAGGGTCACAGATGGAAATTCAGTTTCAGTAGCATTAACAAAAATACTATTTTGTAATTGAAAGATGTAGCGACCACCCGAACCAGTTGTATCACTTGGACGAATGCCTAAATCTAAACAGGGGTCAATAATCATCAAACTTCCACAACCATATAATTCCGCTTCAACTTCACTCAAGTAATTCAATCTTTCTTGTTTAAAAGCAGAACGAGGCATTTCTAAATTATTGCGAACAGAAATATCATAAAGCTGGTCTGGGGATGCTCCTGCGAATTGAGGCAAACCATTATCAAACGACACCTGAAGAGATTGTATTTTTAAATACTTATCAGGGGTAGATGTGGTGCGAGAACCATTAGAAAGACGAGCATACACGAGTATTTTCTGCGGTAAATTTGTAAAATTAACCACTTGAGAGGCAACATTATAAATTGTAGAACCAGCAGCAACAGGTTGCCCACCATTAACAGCATTAGTAAAGATAGAATAATCATTATACTGATAAATAGATTGACGAGGAATTTGGGCGATTGTGTCTTCTTTCGGCGTTAAATAAATACAACTTAAAGTCGCTTGTGTTCCGAGCGAAACAGCAGACGAAGTAATAGTAAGACCAGTAGGGGTATAGTAAGCAAACATATTTTCCCACAATTGCGAGACCCACTGAATATTAATTAATTCACCAGTAATAGCATATAAACAACGAGCATCTTCTTTACTAATGTTATTAAAAGGCGATACAAGAGGTTCATACAATTCGCAACTAACACGAACATAATAATTTACAGCATTAGCAGGTATAGATTGAGATGAAGTATATGTTGTTCCATTAGCAGAAGTTTCAACATTAAGGCGGAGAGTTCGTGGTTTATAAACTCCATTTCCAGCAGGAGAAGAAGCATAAGAAGCAAGAGGAGTTAGAAGAGTCCCAACAGCGTTTTCATAACTATCAATATAATCAGGCATACTATTCTCATAAAAATTACAATCAGAAGGAAGTAAATTTATACGAGCAATAGAGTCTAAAATATCATTAGTGTTAAGCGTATAACTTGCTTGATTAATCTGATGTTGAATTGACCCAATACAACGATTCAGAGGATATTGTTTTAAACCAAGATTCTGCGACCCAGAAAAGTTAATAGCAGAGGCAGTAGAATTTGAAACACGAAGAGTAGCAACAACGCCTAAATTAAGAACCATTCTTGAATCTCGCCCAGTAAAATCACTAATATTATTCAAATTGAAAGTTGTATTATTGATATTGTGAGATGACGATTGAAGAGGCACAAAGCTCGTGACTGCTGAACCTTCCTTTAAAGCATAACATACCTGATTATCGCTAATCGCTTCTAAACGAGTATCTAAAATACGAGCATACTTCGGTGAATCCATTTTATAATATAGTATAAGAAAATAATATATTATAATATCCCTAAATTATTGCGTCAATTGTTTATCCATATTCGCATAAACACTTTTCTTAATAAACATAAGTTTAAAATTTGCTTGTTGTCCTTTTGGTAAAGGTAATGGGAATGTGTTTCCATAAGTATCAACCATAGAAACCGCTAAATTAACTTTATATAGAGGATTTTTCTGATTAAATGTGAAAATACGATATAATGATTGTGCGAAATAAGTAAATATTTGATTTTGAATACCTGCCCCATTAGGAATTGCTAAATCAGGGGTGAAATCTTCTAATATATTCGCATAACTTACATTTTGAAATTGTGCTATTGCTGAATTGTTGTTAAATACCGCCTCACTATTTACATTCATATTTGTAGTAATAAGTATAGTTTTCAACCAATTCCAATAACCATAAGAATTATATTGATAAGAGCATCTAAAAAATGTTTCATCAACAGGCGGAGAATCTAAATTAGGAATTATTATTTTAGTCATATTACTAATTTGTGGGACAATAAAATTATCTAAACCATTTGCGTTTAACCCTTCTTGTTTTAAATTAATAGTATATAACCCGACAACATATTGTAAAAGTAAATTATTGAAACCAACTGAATAATTATTATCAATATAATATTTAGGTAAATAAAAAGTTATTAATTGACTCGTTGGTTCATAATAAAAATAAGGGACAACACCAACACCCTGCCCTATAAATTGATTATGTGCGGTTGTTAATGTGATATTCCACAATCTAATTAAATGCTGATAATCATATACTAAATAATAACTTTTTTGTTCTTGTATCACACCAACAGGAGAAGTAGGAATTTGAGAAGGGGTAGGTAGAACTTCAGGAATAAAAGAAACAAATGCTTGGTCGCTTATGCTGTTATATGATACATCTGAAGTAAATGGATTAATTTGTAAATCTTCTACTATTACAAAAGAATAAACGCCTAAATTAATATCTGCCTGATTCGTTTGAACTAAAAAAGTGATTAAAGGGAGATTAATAGCAGGTATAGAAAACCTGATAATACAACCATAATAATCGTCGGGGTTATGTAGGATAGGTAAATTGTTATTCGCATTTATCTCTGTAGGAACAACATCATAATCTAAAACCCCAGCATCTTGCGGAGAGTTATTACCAATTGTAAGGTTATAATAGACAACATCATTATCACTCATTATTAATATTACATTAGATTTTATTTTCTAAACTATCCAATTTATTAAAACACCAATCAGAAACATATTTATCAGGTTCTTTTCCACTATCATAAAATATACTGAAATATTGAGGGTCATTAAGATGTGAGAAATTTAAACGATGTGAAACAAAACAACCGCAAGTCATAGTCCCTTGTTCTTGATATGTGATATTATTAAATATAACCTTATACTTTTTTAACATATTCTTTAGATAATCTTGTTTTTGGTCTAATTCTGTTCTCTTTTTATTACTTAATAACTGAAACTCATAATCAGGAGGAACGCCGTAAGAATCAAAGAAATTTATACCATCTTGATTTAAAAATAATGTTGTCCAATGACCCACACTATCACTCATCATTAAATACAATATAATAATTTTATCAGTATCTTTAAATAATTCGCCTATATCTTCGTAATCATATAAATCTGTATATTTTAATACCTTCGCATCAGGGTTTAATAATCTTATTTCTAAACCATTAAGGGCATATTTTGTTTTATCCAACGACATTCTTAATATAGATAGAGATAAGATTTTCATATTTTTGCTCTTCTTTCCAGCATTTCAAGTGAAAAGGTCTTTCTGCGTAATTACGATTTGTTCGCTTGTTAGATGTAAATGATTTAAGAGGTTTTTTACACTTTTCGCATTCTTGGTTATGATACGGCATATTATAATATACCTAAATATAATAATATTATTTATTCAAACGCATTAACACAGCATTAGATATTTATCAGAAATTATACATTTTGGAATCTGCTTAACTATACAGACATAATTACTCTTTAAGTTGTTTATCAAATCAATTTGTTCTTTACTTATCAATAATTTCTTTTCTAAAAGATAGTTATATGTGCCTTTACCGCTACGCTTTGGGAAAATAACAACTTTATTTGCTTCAAATATCATATTACGAGTTGCTTTATAATCTGTCGGATTGTGATGAACGAATATGCTATATATTCCATAACTTCTCCCATTTCTCATAATTTCATCACGCAAACGCTCTATTTCTTTGTTTATTTTTTTATTTGGAAAATCCTCTATATCATCAAAAATACATAAAGTTGGTTTCGTATTACTGCTTATCTCCTCTAATGTGTAAGGATTGTGAAATATATCTTCATCTATAGGGACACGCCTAATTTGTTTAAATGTATCTAAACATTTGTCTTCTTTCTTACTACTGAATAATAATATTGTTGCTTTTGGGTAGAATCCTAAAAATTTAATTATATATTCTGATATGAATGATGATTTTCCACAACCAGTTTCACCACATACATATACTCTATCCACTTGTTCGTCTTCTTCAAAATCAGGGATAATAGGGAAGAATGTTGATTTGTCTTGTAATCTCAATTTATCTAAACCTTTTCCATCTTCATCATAAAATACTTGTTGAATTATATTATCTTCTCCATCGTATATATTCGCAATCGCTTTTCCTTGACCTTTGAAATTAACACTCATTATATATAAAACACATATAATTTTTTCAAAAAACTTTATGTATTTCTAAAAAACTTTAACATTTCCTAAAAACATATGAATACTTACAAAACAAAAGGAAGTATATGTTCGGCAACTTTTGCCCCTGACTTAATTCCACTCCAAAGGTCGTCATACCACGCTCCACCTGTTTCCATATTCATTATTCCTAAACCTAATTGCTTTAAACTTGCGTCCAATTGCTGTAATTTTTGAGGTAGTGTAGCGTCATCTAAACCAATAAATTGAGAAGATTTCTTTTTCATCGCTGAAACATTCAATCGTTTTTGAAAAGGAGAAAACATTTGACTCAATTGAGATTGCGGACCCCGAGGCATACCCTTACGAGAAACACGAGGTTTAGGTTCTCCTCTTTTCATTTCATAATTGGCGAGATTATATTCATTTACTGCTTCAATCCTTGCTTTCGCTTTTGGTAATCTTATATTTTGTGCTGCCGCTTCTTGAATAAGTTCTTGAATACGACTATCAATAATATCTTTTTTTAAATCACGAGTGCGTTGAGCTTTCGCTCTCATAGCGTCATAAGCAGGAGTTCCTTTTGCTGGTAGAACACCACCTACAGGCATACCCCCATACATACCCATTTGAGGCATCATATAATTCATACCGCCAACATTCATACCACCAACATTCATACCGCCATAACCCATAGGACTCATCTCAAAGAAACTCATTTTATAATATAGTATTAGATTTTAATTTTTTTCTTTACTAAATATATAAATATGTCTAAATGGATAAATTACAGAATTGATAATAATCGCCAAGAAAATCCTTATATTCCTTATTCTAAATATTTGTATGGCGGTAAAGGTAAAATTACGAATTCGCTAAATAATTATACTTCTTCTAAATATGAATATTTAGGAGGTTCTTATCTGAAACCTTTGAGTCATAATGGGACTTATGGGAGTATAAGCATAGCAAGTATGAGACCTCATAATATGCCTCTTCTTCCTAATCCTCAATACAATAGAACACGGACTCGTGGTTTATTTTATAACTAATATATATAAGTATGGGTAAATATGTATATATTGGTTTCAAACATTCTCCTAAATTAATATGGAGCATTACAAAATACTTTTTTGATATGTGTTGCTATTTCTGCTGGTGGAAAGTTTTTTGCTTCTTCTTGTTTCGTTAGTTCTAAATCTTTCTCCTTATGTTTTAATGTATTTTTATGTCTGCTGAAATTATTCCTTAATATTGTGAAACTACAGCACTTACATAAAAGAATATCGTAAAGTGAATTATCAGGATTTTTCTTAATTATTTCGTATGCTCCTAAATTAATTGTTTTCATTTCTATATACTCTATAAATATTATATAATTTATATTCAAACGCATATTAATTATATAATTCTATACCAAATATTTTCTTTATATCTTTCGCACTATCTTCTAATGTGGTCTTGTTCCATAATAACCATTTACTCCAAAATCCAGCAGTTTCTTCATCTAACCAGTTTTCTCTTGTAGCGTGTCTTGCTAAATAATTCTGTTTTCTTTTAGGGTCGTTGTGAGTTGTATAATCTTCGTATCCTTTCGCTCCAAAATCAACCTTTTTACCATTTGGAAATATGACTCTATATTTCTTTTTAGTATTTGGTGATATTATAATTTTCACTTTCATTATATTATATTATATATTGTTATTATATTATGATAGATATAATAAGTATAACATCTTTAATCGTTTCATCAATAACCGCTATAGGTGTAATTATTCATCAATTTCATTTGAAAAATTGTGGTTGTTTATGTGTAGAAAGTGAATGCTATAAATCACAACCTAACACACCAATAGTAAAAGAACCTCTTAATTTTATTGTCTAAATATATATTATAATGAGTGTAAAAGCAAATGTAAAAGATATGGATTTATACGAAATGGCGAAATCAATTGTTTATCCTCAATATGAAAAACCATCAGCATACAGGAGCGGAGCTTTAGTGAAAAAATATAAAGAGTTATACAGACAAAAATATGGTTCTGATGATGCTTATTATGGTAAGAAATTTTTAACTGGGTTAAATAGATGGTTTAAAGAAGAGTGGAAAGATGTGAATCCATTTAAAACTAAATTTTCTTATCCTGTGTATAGACCGACAAAGAGAATTACAATTGATACACCTAAAACTGCTAATGAAATATCATTTGAAAAATTAATACAGCAATCGCAACTAAAACAATTATTAAAAGGAAATCAGAATCTCCCAATATTTTAATGTCTGTATATATTATAATGCCTATTATTATGGAAATAAAAGATTTAGACGGAGGCGTAATGCCTACAACAAACAATAATTTATGGTTAATGGAAAATGAAGCGTATGATGCTAAACCTGATAGGAATGTTAATGGGTGGGAATTACTTGAACCTTATAGCGAAGGTATAAAAGCATATAAAAATGGTAAAGATATTGTAGTTGCGATAAGAGGAACAGCAGATTTAAGAGATATACAAGCAGATTTACAAATTGTTTATAGTGGTCTTAAAAATTCATCACGATTTAAACACGATGTAAATATATTGAGAGCAATACAAGGTAAGTATCCGAGAAATCGTTATAATTATTATGGTGTGGGTCATTCGTTAGGTGGAGCAATATTAGATGAGTTAATTGATATGGGTTTTTTACAAGAAGGTGTTTCATATAACCCAGCAGTAGATTTATATAAATTTAGAAATGATACACGAAACCATAGAATATATAATGAAGATGATGCGTTATATAAATTAATGGGTAGATTCACAAAGAACCCTGAAATTAGAAAAAATAAGAAAGGCTTTTTTGGGAAAATAGCATCATATATCCCATTAGGAAATTTGGGGGTTAGTTTATCGGCACACCTATTAAGTAATTTTGTAGGAGGTTTTAATTTGGTTTTACGCAAATAATTTTTGAATCATAAAATAATATTTTTTACTATTATATGATTATTATACTTTATTCTTTATACTTAATTTCTTCACTACATATTTCACTTGGATACTATTCATTAATTTATTGAATCTATCCTCATCATCGTATCCGACATTTCTGTTATTATTTTTTACTATTTTTCTGAAACTACTTGTAAGGACAAATGCCTCACCTTCCGTATAAATCTTTTCAAAAAACTTGACCGCATTTGAACCTTCCCCTATGCTGTTATTCTTATTATTTATATAGAATTTATGAATATCTTGCTCCATATCAGGTTTCAATTTATACGATACTATACCCTCATTATCCTCTTTCTTATTTAAAAATGGTTCTTGTAGTGTTAATACTTGTGTATTATCATTTAATCCCTTGAATCTATATTTTGTCTTACCATCTACCGAGTAGCACCAAGATTTTTTCTCCAAGCAGTAGAACTTGTATTCTCCGCCAACCATTTCATCTAACTCATCTTCAAACGAACCAAATACTTTACTATCCGCTTGATATATCAAGTGATTTTTATATCTTGGGTCTATTAATTCTACCTCTTCGTGATGAGGCACTATGATATTTTCTTGCTGAATCCAGTTATTCCACTTTCCAAAATCCTCATACCTGAACTTACTCGCATCTGTGTCTGTGTATAATAATTTATCCTTACCTATTTTGCTATACGAGTATTCATACATATATTCTTTTGCGTAATCATATATTAACACACCCAAATATATAGGTTTTTGTTTTGCTATGAGTTTGCTTTCGTCCATTTCATAAGTTATAAATGTTTTATCACCTATTTCGTTTATCGTGTTAATTTTTACGCATTTCTTTTCTATTTTCATATATTCCTCAACAGATTCTACAAACTGCGTCTTTTCTGTATGTAATCCTTCAATCACCTTACCACTTAACGAGTTCATTAATAATTTTAATGTTTCTCTTAACGCAGGATTGTATGACTCATTACCAACTTGTTTTAAACTATCTTGGTTATTCTTTTCACTCATAAAATCCAGTAAGAACTTAAACATTTCACACGATTTTACCTCATTCTTCCAGTAGAACCCACTTTTTATTTCCACCCTACAACCATATTTTTTCAGTAATCTTATCATCACATTACTAATTAAATAATCTTCCAATTCCTCATCGTGTCCCCAGTCATTTTCTATTTCTGTTTTTCTTGGATATATTTTTGGGAGATTCATATTTTTCAGATTTGTTTGGTCTATATCACAATAATAGAATCCAATCACATCATCACCCATATATTCATCTGTTTCTGTTATATTTCCTTCAGGATAATAAACATCTTTAACCGCCATCACATAAGGATATAAAGAACATACATCTGTAGAGACCATTCTTCCTAACACTTTTTGAACTCCATTAAACATTTCTACTCTTCCAGCAACTTTATATTTTCTTAAATCTTGGTATTCTTGTAGCGGAAGTTTTGCTAATCCATATTTTTCTTGCTTTGCGTGAGAATCAAATACTTTATATATCAAACTCCCTATTGTTTTCGTTTCATATAATCTTAATGCGTATGGTTTTGTTGCCTTGATATTCAATAACGCTTTTCTATATTTCGCATATAAAACTGCTGTTGCTAATACATCATATTCGTTATATTCTTTTAGTTCTTCATTACCATTTATCCAGTCAATAAGTTTCCCATCATCGTGTAATTGCTGTGCGTAATCGTGATTAAACTCTTTCTTACTACAACAATTAATCTTAAAACTTTTACAATTATATTTTAAACTACCTACAAGATGCTTTCGTATATCAAATGTAGTATGCCTTCCGTTCATCTGAAAGTTTAATAGAACATTACCATTATAAAATATATCTGTTATAGAGTAGTCATCATAATATTTATTCTGATTTCTTAACAACGCACCAAGAAACAGGAAATTATCAAAAGAAGAATTATTGAATCCGATAAAAACGAACTGCGTATTGCTCTCATTTTCCAAAATCCATTTAATAAATTTATTACTACAATCATAACCTAAAAATGTGATACATTTATTTTTTCTTATGACCGCCACTTTCTCAATATTATTATCCTCATCAGCAGAGCATAATTCCCCTAATTCATTATCATCTAATACAAGAATACTTAAACTATATTCAGACATACAAGAAGATTTACTCCAGTCAATTGTCGTTTCGTAATCAAAAAATACATACTTTAATAAGGTGTTGTCTTTCTCTTCCGTATTTGCTAAATTGTTCTTATTAATCTGTGTAGGTGTAAATATTATAGTGTTTCCTTTTATTGCCTTACCTGATATGCTGATAAACACATCATCATATAGTTCAGGTGTCGCTCTACAAAATTCATTTCCTAATATTATATCTGTATGCTTATTAACTTCATCATATATTAATGTATATTCTGCTTGATTCGTCTTGTGTAAATATATAATATCAATATCAGTTTCTAATGAAACAGGACAACAAACATTCGGTCTTGGGATTCCTTTCTTATCAACAATATCCTTTCTTAATTTTTTCTCTGACGAATTAACGATGTCGGAAAATGGACGCTTTAATGAAAAAGAGTTTGCTATGATGTTAATCGGAAGGTCATTATCTTTTATCTCCGCTACAAGATTTAGAAGATTGCTTAATTTCTCCGCATCTTGTTTAGGTGTGAATCCTAATTTCTCCAAACATAAAGTAGAGCAGTTATTATATTTATACTTCTTTCCATTCTCATCTTTTTTAAGTGTTCCTTCAATTCCAACTACTTGAAAGAGCATCATATCACTTTTTCCATTCGCCTGAATCTGACTCACTCTTATAGCGAAATGAGTGTAATCAACATCACTCCCAATCGTTTCAGGGTCTTCTATCCATCTATCACTCCCTCCGAATTCCTTACCTGATAATATGCTGTTAATCCGTGCTAAAAACTCATCATAACCTAACGCTAATACATCAGAGGTTATACTTAACGAGTTAATTTTATTAGCAGGTGATTTAAAAAACACTACTATACTTGTAGCGTTTGGGATTCTCCCTATTTCTTCCATTATGACCTTATAAAGAGTTTCAGGGTCATATATTCCTTCATATTCAAATGTGTATGCTCTAAAAAATTTCCAAATTTTTTCTACCATACCAGTTCTTCGTGGGACATCAACATTCTCCGCTAAATAATCGTATGTTTGCTGTGCGTTCCTTAATCTCTGATTCGGCGGAAGACCTGATAATAACTCTCTGTTTATAAACAACCTGATATAATTAATATCATCAATATCCTCCAACCCTAATCTGTAGGTGTCGTTAAAGAGATTGCGTAAAAACTGCTTTTCGTCTTTCGTCCTTTCCATCTTTATATACTACCTAAATATTTTAATTTTTTTAATTCAAACGCATAAAAAAATTAATGGTTTTTCCTAAATATAAACGAATGGAATAAAAATGTCTTACTGAAAAAAATTTTTATATTATTATTCAAAATTTCTTACAGCATCGCCGAAGGGAAGCGATTTTGGTCGGTTTTTTTGGTGCTACTCGGTAGATGGTAAGACAAAATATAGATTCAAGGGATTAAATGATAATACACAAGTATTAACACTACAAGAACCATTTTTAAATAAGAAAGAGGATAATGAGGGTATAG